AAACGAGGAGCGGATCAAAATTTATGGGTTTGGGAAGGAGCAGATTATAGTAGAAACTACATGGTAGTAGCTGATGTATCTAGAGGAGATGGTAAGGATTACTCTGCCTTTCACGTTATAGACTCAGAAACTAACGTTCAGGTAGCTGAATATAAAGGGCAAATTGGAACTAAAGAATATGGTCACTTATTAGTAGGAATAGCTACTGAGTATAATGAAGCCCTATTAGTGATAGAAAATGCAAATATAGGATGGGCAACAATTCAAGTAGTAATTGACAGAAACTATACTAACCTTTACTATTCAACAAAGGGTGGAGAAACCAATGTAAATTCGTATTTTGACAAATATATGGATAATTCAAAAATGGTCCCTGGATTTACAACTTCATCAAGAACAAGACCTATGATAATAGGTAAGTTTCAAGAGTATATTAGTGATAAAGGTGTAACAATTCAATCAAAGAGGTTAATAGAAGAAATGAAAACATTTATATGGCGTAATGTAAGACCAGAAGCACAAACGGGGTACAATGATGATCTAGTTATGGCTTTTAGTATTGCGATGTATATAAGAGACACAGCTCTTAAATTTAGACAGAGAGGTTTGGATCTTACAAGACAGTCATTAAATAATATGACAGTTAATAGAACAGCATATCAAGGAGGCTACGGAAGCAATAATGATGTTAAAAATCCATATAAGTTAGACACAGATAAAGGGCAAGAAGACATTGATTGGCTACTATAGTAATATTTATAATAATAATAACAAACAAAAATGGCAAACACAAGTGTATTTGATAGATTAAAAAAATTATTTTCAACAGATGTTGTAATAAGAAATGTTGGGGGTAATCAAGTTAAAACTATTGACTCTGGACACATTCAAGCAAGTGGTGAATACGAAACTAACGCTTTAGTTGATAGATTTAATAGAGTTTATTCTACAGCGCCATCATCGTTATATGGTGCGCAATTTAAATTAAATTATAATTACTTAAGACCCCAATTATACTCAGAATATGATATAATGGACCAAGATGCTATTATAGCTTCTGCTTTAGATATATTAGCAGATGAGTCAACCCTTAAAAATGATATGGGGGAAGTACTTCAAATTAGAAGTTCAAACGAAGACATACAAAAAATACTTTATAATTTATTCTATGATGTTTTAAATATAGAATTTAATGCATGGATGTGGATACGTCAAATGTGTAAATATGGAGATTTTTTCTTAAAATTAGAAATATCAAATAAGTTTGGTGTATATAACATTATACCCTACACAGCATATCATATTGAAAGAATGGAAGGTCAAAACCCAGAAAACCCGGCGGAAGTAAAGTTTAGATGGAATCCTGATGGGTTTGCAGGTGGTTCTTACGGTTACTATAATGTACCTAACCAAAATGTAGATGATGATAGAGGTGGTATAGTATTTGATAACTATGAAATGGCTCACTTTAGAATGGTTGCTGATGTAAATTATTTACCTTATGGTAGAGCTTATATTGAACCAGCAAGGAAGTTATTTAAACAATATACGTTAATGGAAGACGCGATGTTAATTCATAGAATTGCTCGTGCTCCTGAAAAAAGAGTATTTTACGTAAATGTTGGAGCAATTCCACCAAACGAAGTGGAAGCTTTTATGCAGAAGACAATATCAAGCATGAAACGTACCCCAATGATGGATGAAAAAACGGGTGAATATAACTTAAAGTACAATATGCAAAACATGCTGGAAGATTTTTATATCCCAGTTAGAGGTAATGATAATGCAACAAAAATAGACACAACACCCGGATTATCATATGATGGTATACAAGATGTTGAGTACCTAAGGGATAAATTATTTGCTGCACTTAAAATTCCAAAAGCATTTTTAGGTTATGATGAAAATATTGAAGGTAAAGCTACACTAGCTGCAGAAGATATAAGATTTGCACGTACTATTGATAGATTACAAAGAATTATATTATCTGAGTTTAATAAAATTGCATTGGTTCATTTATACACCCAAGGGTACACAGATGAAACATTAACAAACTTTGAATTGTCAATGACAACACCATCTATTATCTTAGAACAAGAAAAAATAGAGTTGTTAAAGTCTAAAACTGAATTAGCAGGTACAATGTTAGAACAAGGTTTAGTACCTTCTGATTGGATTTACCATAATGTATTTCATTTTAGTGAAGACCAATATGATGAATATAGAGACTTAGCTAGAGAGGATGCAAAACGTCAATTTAGGTTAGACCAAATTAAAGCTGAAGGTAATGATCCTGTTTCAACAGGTAAATCATATGGTACACCTCATGATTTAGCTTCATTATATGGTATGGGTAGAACAATGTCAGATCCATCTAATGTACCAGATGGTTATCAAGATGATATTGATCAGGGTAGACCAAAAGATGGAATAACTAACAGAGGTAAACAAGATAATAATTTTGGTAAAGATCCATTAGGAACTAAACGTATGAAAGATACTGATAGAAATGATGGTAACGGTCGTCCTTCTTTAAGTGAGCATTCTGAAAGTCCTCAGGTAACACTCTTAAAAAATAAAGAAATGTTTCAAAAGATGAATAAGAAAAAACTGATCTTTGAAGAGGATAAAAACACATCATCATTACTTGATGAATCTCAACTAAGAGACTAATATTTATAAATAAACACATTTTTGATGAAAATAAAACATTCAAAATTTAAAAATACTGGTATATTATTCGAATTACTAGTACGACAAATTACAGCAGACACCCTTAAAGGGGGTGACTCACCCGCAATCGATGTGCTTAAAGAGTATTTTGTAAAGACCGAACTAGGACGTGAATATAAATTATACGAATCTATATTAAAATCTAATGTATTAAATGAGGGCAGAGCAAATTCCCTAATATCTACAATTTTAGAAAATTCTAAAAAGTTTAGTAGATCAACACTTAGAAAACAAAAATATAATTTAATCAATGAGATTAAAAAACACTACAATTTAGAATCTTTCTTTGGTACTCAAGTAAAACATTACAAAGAAATAGCATCTATTTATACTTTAATTGAGAGCTACAACCATAAAGAAGTTACTGATTTAGACCAGATTAACAATAACAAAGTTACGTTATTAGAATTTCTTACTAAAACATTAGTACCAGCTAAAAAAGAAGAAATAATTCAAGAATTTTCTACATATGATAAAGATTTAAGAACCTTAACATATAGGATATTATTAGAAAAGTTTAATGACAAATATGATGAGCTAAGTACGGAACAAAAAGAAATACTTAAAGAATTTATATATTCTGTAGATTCAGCTCCTTCATTACGTGAGTTTTATAATAGTAAAGTAAATATTTTAAAAACTAAATTAAACGAAATAGCTAAATCTATTAAAGATAAAGCTACTCAAATAAAAATAACTGAAGTATCTAAACTACTAACTGAATTAGATAAAAATGATAAGGTAGATAATGATAGTTTAGTTGATTTGTTACAATATTATGAACTAGTTAAAGAAATTAAATTGATCAATGGCGTACAAATATAAAGTTAAAGAAGCCGAGTCTAGATTTAACGTAGGTGACGTTAAAGTTGACAATGGAACTAAATCTACCATAACCAATATAGACCCAGATACGGGTGCTATATCTTGGGATATTGATTATGTACCTAATATAGATAAATTAGTTGAAGATGTTGATGAATTAACAGCAACAGCTAAGAAAGTATATCAAAAAGCAAAAGATGATAAGAAGTTCTTAGATATCTATGAGCAAGCTAGATCATTAAGAAATGTAATTCGCACTCATGTTAGAAATAATTATCCAGATGATTATAAAAAGGCAATGAATGAAGCGGCTCAGGATGTAAAAGTAGAATTACCTAATGTAACAAAAACTAAGGCAAATAATCAAATTACAACAGTGTCAGGCTTTGCTGATTTTCTGTTAGATGCCTGGGATGCTATAGCAGAAAAAGAACAAGATGGTATTCAAAAGAATGCGTTTATAAAACAAGCTAGGTCATTTTTAGAAAAAGCTAAAGGTGAGGAGAAAAAAGTAGACGAAACATCTATGTCAGGTGCAGCTGGTGCTTACTTAACACCATATGCTTTTAGAATACCTAAGAAAAAAAAAAAGAAA